ATATCCGTACTAATGGTATTGTTTCGGAAACAAGAAAAGCCGCGAATACTAAGCGCGGAAGTTGTGGTATCGAATTGGATGTGCGTGTTCCACTTAAATTAGTTTTTTGGCATGTTTGCGCTGACCCGCGTATGCTTTTAGATAGCGTTAAATTTGCGCTGTATGGTGCTAACTTTAAAGGCGTACAATGGCAGTATGCAATAGTTAACCCGCGTTTGTTCCCTGTATCAAATGAAGTATTACCGTGGACCGTTTACGCTGCAGAAACAGGCAAAGACCCAAAAACGCTACTAAGCCTTATGCAAATAGTTAGTTTAGATTTTGATTTAAGATATGATTTTAGCCTTACTGAGAAATGTAAGCCGTTCACGATATGTGAAGTTATAAATAAGCCGCAGCCTTTACCGAGTGCAGGTCCTGTTAATACATCGCCGCCCGTTATAAGTGGAAAAAATGATGTTGGCGAACTTTTCACGGTAAATGATGGAACATGGACAGGCATTATGCCAATTACATTTACTTACCAATGGAAAAGAAACGGCGCTAATATTATTGGGGAAACAAATTCTACATATACAACCGTTTTAGCTGATTCAGGTCAAACAATAACATGCTTGGTTACAGCAACTAATATATTAGGTTCTACCAACGCAATAAGTAATAGCTCTTTAATTACATAAAGATTCACTATGCCGCCAAGTTTCGCTACCTTAGGCAATTAGTTAGGGGGTTGGAATCAATACCCCCTTTTTTAGAAAAAATTAAACTTTAAATATATGCCTTGTTGTAATTGTTGTGAAAAAACCTTAAATTTGGGCTGTCTTAATGCTTGTAATGCTGTTTATAATACGGGCATTGTTGTAGATGCAATAACTGAGGGCACTTGGGTTTTAGAATTGACTTTTGGTTCTGTAAGTATTTATTATAGTGTTGATGTAGAAGATGGTGAAACGGTAATATTTACACTTACAAACTTAAATGAAAGTTATACCTACTCAGGACAAATAATAGACCCTAACGGCGAAATTGTTACACTTGAAGTTAACGGAATCGAATATGATTGTATTGAATTTAGCACTAAAATAATAACAAATTTATGATTGATATTGTAAAACTCGCAAATGGCAATGTAGCTATTTATGATTCGACTTCGGGCGATTTCATTAACAGCCTTAGCCCCGATATAGTTGAAATTGAATGCAATGTAAACGGCAGCGTTAAAGTTGTACAAGATAATGGCAGCGTAGAATACATCGACCCTGCACAAGTTGCAAATACCGAAGTAGTACCAGCGGCACCAATTGCGTTCACAGGTACATGCGCGGACTTAGCACAATTGTTAAGTACTGATTTTTTTTTTGTAGTTAGCGGCGGCGGTGCGACACCTACATTAACACAAGTTTTAACGGCAGGTGATTCCGCAGGTAGTTTAGATATTACTGATTTAAACTTGTTGGATTTTGACACGGCTACAACTTCAACGGTTGGCGCTGGTCAATTAGTATGGAATGATACCTTAGGTACTTTAAATTTAGGTCTTAAAGGCGGCAATACTATTTCTAATCTTGGGCAGCATCTGCACGCAAGGGTAGTAAATAAAACAACTCCGCTGGTAAATTTGACTAAGGCAGGCTACGAAGTTGTAATAGTAGCAGGCGCAACGGGTCAAAGACTTTCGGTTAAACTTGCTAAAGCTGATAACGATGCAAACAGCGCGGGAACTTTAGGTATTGTTGCTGAAAATATAGCAGGCAATCAAGAAGGCTTTATTTGTTCTGTTGGTCAGTTGACAAATATAAATACAACTGGTTCTTTGCAGGGTGAAACGTGGGCAGATGGTGATTCGCTTTATTTAAGCCCAACTGTTTTTGGTGGCGTTACAAACGTAAAACCGAGCGCACCATTCCACGAAGTTAGAATTGGTTATGTCGAATATGCGCACGCAATTAACGGCAAAATTTACGTTAAAATAGATAATGGTTATGAGTTAGATGAATTGCACAATGTAGCGATAACAACTCCTTTAAATGGCAATTATTTGGAGTATAACGGAACGGTATGGGTTAATCAAGGCTTAGTTTATACTATTGAACTTATTGCAGCCTTAACAGTTGATTTTTACGCTCCGTACAATATGAAAATTAACAGCGTAACTAATATTCTTAATAGCCCGATAACTACAATTCAAGACGATAATGTAGCCTATGTTTTGGGCGCTACAATCGCAGCAGGTTCTAAAATAACAGTAACGGTAAATACAGCCGCAGTCGTAAACTTAAACATCACAAAAGCATGATAGGGAACTATATTAAAGCAGCCGCAGTAGCAGTAAGCCGAAGCACTGCAAAGCTAATGAAAACAGGACAAACAACGTCTTATAGAACTGGTGACGATGGCGATTTAGAAGCAGGTAGAAATACAAGTTTTACAGTTTTAGCTGAAAATAATCCTTTCGGAAATACAAACAGATTTACCGATGAATTAGGTGGTCAAACATACACAAAAAACATTGTAATTGATTGGTCAACCTATGATGGTTCTACTGTTTTGGGATGGAGAAGGACTTTAAATGGAAGTAATGTAAGTTGGAATACTGCAATAGACCAACAGGTTTTAATTAGCATTGCACCATTTACAACAGGCTGGAGAATACCTAATGTTGGAGAATTTTTTTCTATAATGAATGCAAGTTTATCTTCAGCTTTAAATTATGCGCCATTTTCATTAAGTTATATAAATTTTTATTGGACATCAACAACAAATCCTGCAAATACTGCCGCTGCATTTACGACTGTTCCTGCATCATGGGCTATTAGTGGATTAGGAAAAGGTAGTACAGGTCAATACATTCCATGCCGCACTTTCACAGTAACAGGAACAACACTTTCATAAAATAAAATATCATGACATACAAATTTCCACAATTTAACGTACAGATTGTAAACCCTACAATCGCTATAAACCTAAACACTATTACAGATAAAGCACTTGACAAACTTTTAGGCGTTGACGTGCTTTTGACAACAGATACAGCGGAATTTGGCGTAAGGGCTGAAGATATGCCATATACAGATAGTTGGGACGATTCAGACGTGCCCGACATGGTTAACATTTGGCTGGCTCAATACGCTGTTTAATGTTTAGTCTTCTAATCCTAATACCCATCGCAGCATGTGCAATAGTGTTTTTACATTACTGCATAGGTTCGCCAATTCAAGGCGAATATTATACAGGGCGTATATTTTCGTTTTACGGCGCTTTTATATCTAAACTATACTTAGACTTTGAAGCAAAAGAAAAACAGCGCGTATGGGCAAAATACAACGCGTGGAAACAAAAACGCGATAAGCAATTAAACGAGGAACTGCAAAACAAAACAGCAAATGAAGCTGATACTATTTATAAAGAATATTTGCAGCACGTTGAAATGACTTATAACGATACTGAAAACAATATGAAAAATAACCCTTACAGTATGGCGGGCGCGTGCCCTATCTGCTTCGGTACTTGGGTTTCAATATTTACATTTACATTCTTTATAATCTTTATTCCCCTACCGTGGTGGTATATCTTTATAGGTACACCAGCCGCGGTTATTTTATCACGTTATATTAAATTAAGTTAATGGATTCCCTAACAATTACCGCCGATTCGCTAAACTACTTTATGCAGATTTTGCCCGAAATAAAACAGCAACTAAATGTTTTAAAACCACTAATTATTTGCCTTAGTTTTTTACTACTTGTTGACTTTTTAACAGGCGTTCGCAAAGCTAAAGCAAAAGGCGAAAAAATTATATCGGGCGGTTTTAGACGAACCATTAACAAAATGAATGATTACTGTTTAGCCATCATAGCAAGTCAAGTTTTTACGTGGTCATTAGATTTAGAATTTACACTATCTTATTACGTGGCTTTATTTGTTTGCGGTATTGAGCTAAAATCAGTTTATGAAAATGTATCACAAACTACAGGCGTAAATATCGTAGGTTATATAAAAGGCTTTATACCTAATCCAATGGATATACTCAAGAAACCTAACACAGACAAATAATACTTTGCTCTTTTCGTTGTTTTCATGTGTGGCCGCTGTCTTTTTTGGCAGCGGTTTTTCATTTTTTAACTATTAGTATTTGATGCGTTTCAAACTTTATTAAGGCGGCAACTTGAACTATTTTGTTAAATTTAAAATATTCATCAGCATCAAATTCTTTTTCATGTATTACAACCGTGTTTCTATCCCATAACGCAAATTCGCAATGTAGCCTAAAGCGGTCCGACATAACCGAACTAAATAAAAATAACGGTATGTAATCGCTGGTTTTCGGTAACTGCCTTATTAGGTCAAAATTAACGCATTTGTGATGGTTGCAATAAACAGCCCACACAGATAAATCAGTAGGTATCATTCGCTGAATATCGCCCATGCCAACTCCTAATTTACGGTCGTGAAATTCTGTTAAATCCTGATTAGGAAACAACTTATTCACCGCTTTCGCTACGCAGTTCATTTTGTGATTTATTGTACGCTGAAAATAATAGTTTTTTGCATTCGTTTAAATACCATTCAGACTGTGATTCGGGCAAAGTAGAAGCCATCGCGATAAGTTCAGCAATAACAGCTACATTATCATAAGTGCTTTCATTTAGTAAATCGCGTTCGGTTGGTGTGGCTGCTTTTTCAAAATTATTAACAAATAGGTTAATAGCGGTGCGCAAATCTAAAAAACGCTTTTTCATTTCAAATTTTAGCTTATTAGGTTCGAACTGAGCAATAGCATATTTTGCCGTGCTAAGTGCGCCTAATAATAACCAAATGTTTTGTGTCAGTTCGTTTACGCGCTGTTCGCCTACTTTAGCAATTAGCGCGGCTTTTTTTTCTTCATTCGTCATGGCCTTTCAGTTTGTTTTGAAGTTCTTCAATTTTGTATGTATAAATGTCAATTCTTAATTCTAATTCGTCATCATAGGGCTGCTGGTCTTGAATCCAAAGCATAGCATCTAAATAGCCTTTTTTGTATTCAAGTATCTTTTTTAGCCTTTGTTGTTCTGTACGTGTCATAGGTTTTCTTTTGCTTCTAATAACTTAGTATAAACTTCGGCGGCTGCTTTATAACCGCGTTCAAATTCTGTTTTAGATTCTTTGCGTAACCGTTCGCAATATAAAACGGCATCCATCAATTCTTCTTGAATGTGATTTAACCAGTCTTTATAGTTTAAATCGGTTCTGTCAAGTGTTTTGCCGTATTT